TTTTAATTTAACTATAAACCTTCCTGGGTTTCTAGGATCTTGTTTAAAATCTTTAACATGTTCATGATTGTTAGCCCACGTTGGAAACTCCAACATTATTTTACCCTGACCAGTAATAAATGTCACAGATTTTACTTGTTTCGCACGATATTCCATAGTTGTTACTGAACGGAATAATTCCCAAGCACCATGTAACGTATATCCATGTAAATCATACAAGAATTAGCTTCTCCTCATTTGTGATACTTCGATTGCTTGTTTTCTATCAGTAATAGGAACGGCATTACTTTTATGCATTGTAGCAATACCTTTAATTAATGTTCCTGTATATTTTTGGGATTCTTTTTTTAATCCGGATCCAGCCACAACATCGCTAGTAGGGATATTATTACCACTAAAGCGATAATCAGGGACATTATAAAGAGTATTTCTAATATTCCTATTTCGCTCATCTTGTTTCTTCTCTGCCAACTGCGAAGGGTGTACACCCATCTTTCGTAACCACTTGTCGTGATGTCGTTGTGCTTCTTGGTCTTTTTTATTTAACCGTTTTTGCTTACGTTTTTTGTAGTTTGTAGTGGTCATATAAGGACCAACAAGATGCATACTCATATTTAACTCCTATAAAGTTTTATATAGTATAGCTGATTTTGTTCAAGATGTCAACTGCCAAAAAGACTGCTCACTGACTCTTCATTGTGAATTCTACGGATAGCTTCACCAAACAATGTGCCTACGCTCACTTGTCTGGTTTTCTTGCATGAGTCAGGACAATGATCCAATATTGAATTTGTAATAACCATTTCTTCCAGTATTGAAGATTCAACTTTTTCACATGCTTCTCCAGATAGTACTCCGTGTGTGATGTATGCTCGTACACTCAAAGCACCTGAATCCATGATTGCTTTTGCGGCCTGACATAATGTTCCTCCGCTGTCTACAATATCGTCTACAAGTATTGCATGTTTATTTGTTACATCACCTATTACATTCATTACTTCACATTTACCTGCTTCGGGTCTACGTTTATCAACAATGGCATAGTTTGAATTATATAGTTCTGCAAACTTTCTTGCTCTTACAACACCACCTGCATCGGGCGATACAAATATAATACCATTATTTTCATTGATATCAACATTGCGTCTAATATCTTTTTGAAAGACTGGCCTGCTCGTTAAATCGTCTACAGGAATATCAAAAAATCCTTGTATTTGACCAGCATGTAAGTCCATGGTTAAGATTCTATCTGCTCCACTGGTAGTGAGTAAATTAGCAACAAGTTTAGCAGTAATTGGTGTACGGCTTGCACTTTTGCGATCTTGTCTAGCATAACCAAAGTAAGGTATTACTGCGGTTATCCTATTTGCACTACTTCTACGAGCGGCATCAATCATTATCATCAATTCCATTAAATGATCATTTACCGGAGATGATGTTGACTGTATAATAAAAACATCTTCTCCTCTAATGTTTTCATGAAATTCAACGTTGGTTTCACCGTCAGCGAATGTTGAGATATTGCAAGGGGTGAGATCAACAAAACAATGTTTAGCAATCTCCTGTGCCAGTTCAGGGTTGGCATTGCCCGATAGTATTTTCATAAAATATCCTTTATGATTTAACTTTTGTATTTATTGAGAGTCAACAACAAACTCTAATTTATAGTCCGTTAGGAACTATTATATAATGTATGGAAAGCACAACGCCTACTGACGCACCCAATCCTATCATCATTTTTATAAAGTCTTTGGTAATCAAAGGAAATACTGTTTTAAACTTTTCCTTGCCTGTGACTGTTGCCATAGCAAGTTCTCGTCCACATAGTAGTCCTACGAATACCCAAGTTGTTGACATCGGAATATCATTTAATTCTTTGAAGAACAATAGTATTAAAAAATAAACACAGTCAATGATTGTTGCTGATCTAACATATCTAGTGTTGTGTTTTTCTAATACAATTTGTTGTATTTTACCACCACCAGTATAAAATATATAACCTAAACCAAATACAAATACTGCACTTACTATTACCATTAGATCCCATGGTATCTCTCTAGGTAGGAACACAGCAATGTTTGCCATGTCATGTGATAACCAAGTGAACCATAAGAAGGCTGTTGTAAACCATTGTGCAATACGCCACCGTCTTTTGTTTTGTTCATTGACTGGTTTTGCTTCATTTAGTATTTTGCTAACCACAATCCAAATAACATAGGCGGCCACAGCCGCGACAGCATAACCCATCATGCTTTTGACAAGCATTTTCTCTAGCACAAATGTACTAGCAAAGGCACTTAAAACTAAAAAAGAAGTACTAACTGGTACTCCTATTCTTGTAAGTATTAATAATAGTCCTGGCGCCATTGCATGGTACCATTGTATTTCTTGGAATGGTATTTTGTTTAAACGACCGTAACTGATGTCCCCTCCGTTTACATACCAACCATACCACAAAGTATAAAGGAGAACTACTGATGCGGCTCCCCATAAAACTTTCCAATTAAATTTTTCGTTGTTTGATGCGATCCATGTACCCAACGTTTGTACTGAATCATTTGCAATTACTGAATATGCGGCAAATAGAAAACCTATTGCCATCCATAGTGTTAAAGCGTCCATAAATTTCTCCTATAGCTTGACGGCTTTACCCCGTCGCTCGCCTTGAGTTGTTGTTGACTACTCGCCGGTATTTATACTACTTTGACTTATATGCTGATTTCCATACGTCTCTAGCATTTACTCGTATAAATCTTTTATTTGTTTCGTTTTTATTTGGATTTTCCATTGTTAGCATTACATTCTTACCACGAGTGAATGCAACGTATTGATTGTGCAATCTTGCAATGGTATTCTTGTATTCTCTTCTGTTTGCCTTAGATGCATACGATCGTTTTTGACAATGTACACCTTTTGAAACGTGTCCAGATCTAGTTCTTTTTTTACCCATTGCTTGGACCTACCATATCAAATAAATGTGGTCCAAAACTAGATGCGGCCCACCCTAGTGCAACTATTGTTAGCACTCCATATATTAACCATTTAATTTTAAAGTCATCTACGACCATTTTGAGTGCAACAAGTTCGTTACCGAGAATTCTTACTGCGACCTCCATTTTTCCTGTATTATCTTCTCTGTCTGCCATTTACATATTCCTTTCTATGTGTGGTTTTAAATAATTAGCCCAATAAACTTGAGCATCTTCTAAGTAATGTCCGCCTTCGCCTAAGTCCCAATTACGTTTCATACCTTCCCAAGTCCAATTACTATGCTTATTTAAAAAATTTTCGTTATTTTTAAAATGTTTATAACCTGGATGGTTTGCTATATTTAAAGTATATCCTTTTATAGGAGAGCTACCGTTATCATAATAGTAGTCTAATTTCCATTCTTCGTTTAATAATCCACCTTTAACATCACAACCAAACCATTGTATACAAGGCGTATTCAATTTTGCAAAATGTAATACAACTGCATAATAATAATTTAACCATTCAAGTATGTTTCTAGGATAACTGTTTATGCTACGCCATACTCGCATAAAACTTTCATCATCTAAATTTGCTCCTGGTAGTCTAACTAGTGTATTATTCAAATTATAATCTCGTACATTTCTTGCATTGTAAAACTTATCGCTATAAGTTAATTTACTATTTTCTTGTTCTGTAAAAGTTATGTTTCTACTAAAGAAACTCCATTGTATTAAAACTAAATCAACTGGTTCTTGTATTTTATCTAAACAACGTTGCAGTATTTGAAAATTACAATCACCTCTGTGCGAATAATTATGTTCTTCCGCATTAAACATATTAGACGTTAATGCACTATATCTATCTTCCTGAGGATTGGTAAGTTCCATTCCGGTAGTATGACTACAGCCTAACCAATAAAACCGTCTTCGTTGTGTATCCAAACTTTTCCACCTCGTTGCCTAAAGTCGTGCAATGAATTTTGTAATAAACTAAAGTCCTCATATAAATGTGAACTATCGTTATCATAATCAAATATATTACTTAGGTAAACACTTGCTGGAGTTATATCTAATAGGTTAGTTATATACTCAGGTTCTTGTACTACGTTAACAAGTGTCCATGTAATATTACAATCGCTTATGTCCCTTTTTCCTATCTGTTCCCATAACGGGTCTTTTATATTATAGTTAAATTCAGGATTAAGGTCAACCAGTTTCTCACGTGGATCTATATTTTCTTTATACAACCAATTAAACATTTGTTGTTTAATTTCTAAATTATCTTTTCGTATGTCAAAGAAGTGTATGTCGGTTGCACTAGTTTTATCTAGTAACCAAAAACACTTTAATCCAGCTAATACACTTATAAGTCTTTTATCATTAGCAACCATAATGCGTTCACGATCGCTAATAGCATCATCTCCTGTTATCCAAACAGAAGGCTCCATTATTACATCTGCAAGTATTGATAAATCTTCCCATGGCCAATGTTGAACCTGTTCGTATATTTTACGTACAGTTTTACGTCCATGACTGTCAATTAATTTTTTTATTTCTGCCATTGCTGATTGTTTATTATTGTTTTTACATGAGAATCTAATACTAAACAATCATCATTGAATAATTGTATATTTTCTATTTTATATGTTCGTCTTATTACACTTATAAATTCTATGATACTATGTAACTGTTGACCGTTTGCACAAGCCCAACCTGTTCTATCGTTAGTGCATCTGATC